CTACTTTTGATTTTCGATTTGAGGTGGATTTCCTTCTGGTCTTCTAGGTCCTCTTTTTCCAATTCTATCTAAAATTTCTACTAATTCTTCTCTTTCATTAGCTGTTAATTTTCCTGTCTTCAATTTTGTTTTTAATTCTTCTACTCTTTTTTCTCTTTTTTCAAATTCTGCTTTCATTTTTGTTTCATCTAGTTTTATTGGGTTCCCATTCGCATCTTTCGGTGGTTCTTTATCAAATTTTCTTTCAGGTTTTTTCCCATCTTTTGGTGGTTTACAGTCCTTATGTGGTCTACCTTTTCTACTTAAAATCTCAATTATTTCTTCTGATTCACTTGATGTCAAATTTCCTGTCTTCAATTTTGTTTTCAAATCTTCTATTCTTTTTGCTCTTTGTTCAAATTCTGCCTTCATTTTTGTTTCATCTGGTTTTATTGGATTTCCATTCGCATCTTTCGGTGGTTCTGGACATTGCTCATTTTGTACCGGAATCTTATTTTTACTCTCCTTCAACGTTGTCGTCCCTGCAAATACTGATAATGATGCTAATAAAGCCATTCCCATAATTCCTTTTTTACTAATATTTTTCATAATTTTTTCCTCCATATTCTTCTGATACTATAAATTAATTTCATAGTACATCTTTTTTTATTTTTTAGCGTTCCTCTCGAACAAATATATAGTACCATTTAATTTTGACAAAATTATGTTTTAATTATGAAATTTTTGTGTTTTTTTATATTTTTTTTGATAATATGATCATAAAATATATTTTACTTACGATTATTTTTTAATTATTGAAACTATTGAAATAATTTACCCAAAAATATTTTTTATCTAAAAAATTAATAAAAAACTAGAAAATCCAATCTTAATTTTATCATTTATTTAAATTTCGTAATACAAGTTTTCTTTTGGATTGATTGTTAATCTAGAAAATAGTTTATTAGCACATTTCTTACCAAAATAAAAACCCTCGGAAACATTGATTTCCAAGGGTATATAAAATAATACAATTATCTTTTTGAAAATTTTTAACAGTATTCAAATACCTATAAAATCAATATTTCTTGTTTTATTTGTATATTGTGCGTATATTGTAATTTTGCACTAAAAAAACTCTAACAATATTCGCAGTATTGTTAGAGTTATAAATCACATATTACATTTTTATTTTATCATAGATAACTTGAAAATACAATGGAGTCGTAAATGAAAAATTTAAAAATCAAAAACTTAGATGAAAAAGATATTGAAAATCTAAAACAAATTAAAATTATAGAGCTGGAAGAGATGGAAATTCAGGATTTAAAAATTCTAAAAGTTAAAATTGAAACAGCTATTGAGAATATAGAAAAAGAATAAAAGAACTATATAATTCTTTATAAACAAAAAAGAGCAGATTTTTAGTCTGCCCTTTATTTTTTATTCATTTTCAAGATTTTATTATCTTGAAATCATATACTTTTTCTTCACAATACACAATGTACTATTAACTACTAATAGTAGAACACCTTTTTCTTAAAAGTCAATATTTAAATTTCGTATAAATTTATCAAAAACTCCAAAACTTCTTGATTTGATTTAAAGCCTTTCTCTTCCCTCATTTTTGCGAAGAAATTCAAAATCTCTCTGCCATTATAGTTTAGATTAAAATATATTTTCCGTTTCTTATCTATTATCTCGCTAGGTTTCAAGCCTTCTTTTTTATTAATTTTAGCAATTAGCTCAGTTAATGTTTTAGCTTTCAGATTCAATTTTTCACATTCGTAAAAACTAATACCTCTTATTTCTTTTTTTATAATGATAAAGCCTTTATAAACCATGTTTCCTCCTTTTTATACAATTATACCTCAAAAAATAAAAAGATAGCCGTTTCCGACTATCTTTCAAATATTTTTATGATTTTCTTTTTATTCCTTTTAATTGTATCACTGCTTTCTTCGAACACTCCGAATCTATCAAATAAGCCAATTGTCATCAATGCCACGAAATTAGTTCCGATTAGCAACCACAAATCTTCTTTTTTTGATTTCTCTTCTATTGAATCAAAAATTTCTTTGTTGCTTTCATTATTTAGCCGATTTCTTAATAAAGTTAGATTCTGATGACGTTGCTGACTTCTTAGTTTTAACGTTAAAACAGAGTTTAAAAAAATCAGCGATAACATTACAATTACGAATTTTCTACTTCTGTGATAGACTTTCATCACTTATCACCTTTATCCTTTTTGACAAATCCCATTTTTTCGAGTAACAACTCCAAGAAACCTGTGCTTATTCCGTATCTCTTTTGATTTACAGTTTCCAATAGAGCCTCCCCGAAAAATCCAAAAACTGGACTTAGCGGATATAAAAAACCAGCTGAGAAGTGACCTATCAGCTTATTTAGAGATAACGCAATAGCCATTGTCATTCCAGCCACTGCTATCCTTTTAAAAAATGGCTTAACTGGCTGATTATCAATCATTTTTTGAGCTACAACTCCAAACAGTACTCCGCTAAAAAATAAGATCAAGAAAAGCCCGTGATTGTCAATTATCATTCTTAAATCTTCTATCATTATTTGTGCTCCTACAATATGTTTTTATTCCCTTTTTTCTCAAAATCAAAAATCTCTTGAATGAATTCAGACGGAATCAACTTAGTTTTTAATTCTTTAATACAAGATAAAATTGCTTCCTCTCCAGTTTCCTCTATAAAATTTGGAATCCATTTTCTGTCGATTTCTTTTTCTTTCAAAATGTAGCTTTCTAATTTTTCCCAAAAGTCTTTTGCAATTGCGTCAAATTTTTCTGCTCCTGTTTTTGTTTTGTTCACAATCTCATTTTTGTAAATTTTTGCTACAACCATCTCTGTAGCTTTATTAATAACCCATATTTTTATCATTTTGTCCATTTTATTACCCTCTTTTTTTATAAATTTTAGTGATTTCGATTTTAAGCTACCTAACAAGCGTTTTAAGATAAATCAACTCATTAGGTAACCTCAACATCAAAAGTGTTCTTTTTATGCTCTTATTCGGCTTGTATCAAAGCCGTTTTTAGAGCGATTTTAAATAATTTTCTTTTCTGTCCACTCTATTTAGCCAACCTGGTAAAAATATTTTTTGTGACGGTTTATTTGTAGCTAATACTCTGTAATATCTTCTTTGCAAGTCGTGATATTTTTTTAAAAATTTATTTTCATCAACTTTGTTCAAAGCATCTAAACTTTTTACTCCTAAAATTCCATCTACTCTTAAATCAAACCCTAACTCATTCAATGCAGCCTGTGCTTTTTTTGCTCCCCAATCTCCAGCGTTTACTACGAAATCACATACTGATAATGCTATCTTGTCAGACTTTAAAGTATCGAGCCCATTTCTGTGATAATATTTTTTGTTGTAAATATCTCTAGCAATAGATAATGGCATATCTCTCATATGACCTTTATATCCATATCTCCTAGCTTCTTCTTCAATAATTCCATATTTTGTTTTTCCACCTCTGTCATTTTTATCGTCGCTATATACACCTTCGACTTTTAACAAATAATCAAATATTTTTTCAAATCTATCCATCTACATCACTCCTTTTAATTAATTTTGAAAAAAATCATTAACATTTAACTCTAACATCTGATCAATAGTGTATCTACTGATTCCTACCACTGCCATTTGTTCTGCTACATCTGCAATCTCAATAATATCTTGTATTTTTTTAGCTAAATCTTTTAATTCAGTTCTATTCAACTCAATAAATTCAACTAATCCTTTATCATTTAAAATTTTTACTTTTTCAATCTTGTCTTGCTCTAAAGTCCACATTAGCGACATTTTTAGAGACAAACTGTTTCTATTTCTTTCGTTATTTTCAAATGTGTATTTTTTGTCATTTTTTTCTATTCCAAGCGGCTGATTCAAAAAGTTCGATTTAGCTTCTGCTAAGTCTTTTAACGCTTTTTCTCTTAATTCTTTTAATTTTTTATTTAACAAATCATTGTCAACTTTCCATTTATGCTCTGTTACATCCCATACACTCCACTCATTCAGCTTTGCAATTGTTACGATTGTTTCGTTTTCTTCATCTAAATAACTTCCATCATTTAAAATTGTTTTACCAGCTTTTATTTTTTCTACTTCTGTCATTTCTCTTAGTTCTCCAGTTTTCTTGTCCAAAACTGGATCCGAAAGTAATGATGTTGAGCATTTCATAGTTTCTTCATTCCAGTCAGGATAAAATAAACTTGGATTTTTTTTAAATTCCTCTGCTGTTGTAACTGTCGGTCGTGCTATACACTCCATTGTTGCGATTAAATAAATGTAAATTACTGTCATTTTTATCACTCCATTTCTTTAATTTTTAGTTTTTAATTCTGTGCTAACTTATGAATTTGCACGAAAATTTTAAGTAGTTATTACCAATTTCAAACAAATTTTCTAATTATTTTGTAACATACGAAATAATTCCTTTTATTTCGTAATGTGTCATTCCTTCTACGCCGTGTATTGTAATTTTATCGTTTCTTAAGACTAAACGAGTAATACTTTTATTGCTACTGTTATTCGAGACCACAATGTGCTCAGTGCTCAAAAAAGGTGCGTCAGGGACAAAATTCTTGGGATAATTAGTTAAAGGAATTCCTTCAGTCATCCAATTGACTTCTCTCGAATTTTTGTAGTCAAAAAAGATAAAGAGGAAAGCTCTTTTTCCGTATCTCCAGAATCTAACAACTGAAAAAACAGAATTTGGAACTTCTACCGTTTCTGTTAATTCGAACAAATTTTCTAATTTGTCCGAAATCGGCTTATTAGAAATAGCTCTAAATTTTCCGCTATCGTTGTATGTCAGACTATTGTCTTCGACACATTCGTAGTAAAATTTTGTTACACTGTCATAATAAAATTTACCTTTTGCTTTGTTTCCAATGTCCTGTATGTTTCCGCCAAATTGCAATCCTAGAATTTCAGCTAATCTTGAACTAACTAAATAATTTTCGTCCGCATATTTTTTAGTAATATACGTGATGCTTGGATCAATAACAGCTGTTACATTTGCCACTTGATCTACAATAATCGTATCTACATATTCAATTTCCACGACATTATTAGCCGAGAAAGGTGGCACAAAATCTGGACTAGTCGAAATATTGTAAGCATAAAGTATTTCAACGTTATCATTTCCGTGTGCAAATATTCCTAACTCTTTGATATAAAACCCTGTTGTTACTGATTTATTAGTCAATAAAGCGTTAATTTCACAAGTTCCATTTCTTTTTACATTTATATTCAAAATTGGCAATGTTGTGATTTGATTGACTAATGCTGTTCTTTCTCTTTCGGAAGTTAATGATGTTCCATCTCCTATCGCCATTTTAGTAAATGTTATTGTTTCTCCTGCTAATCCTTTTGCTAATAATTCTCTTCCTTTTTCTGTTAAAATAAATCCGTTAAATTTTGCCATAATTTACCTCCTATCTTATTTCTCTTAATACTCTTGTTCTGTGTACCGTTCCAAAATTTGTCGTTATAATCTCATTTGGAATATTTATATCAGTCGAACCTAAGTAATATTTCTTTTTATTTTTTTCAATAAAACCATAAAAGTTTGTCTTTTTTTCTTTTCTTAAAAGTCTTATTCCTTCGAGCCAAGAACGAATATTTTTATACTGCTCTACAACTTCGATTATTTTCTTGTAGCCTTCATAATTCGATAAGTTACCATTAGTATTGACTTTAAAATATCCTGGATTGCCACCATACTTGAACCATTCTATTATTTCAACATTTCCGCTAAATAAGATTTCACAAATTTCTTTAATTCCGCCGACAGTCCCTTTGTTAAAATGCGAAAAAACAGACCTTTTTATTAGTTTTATTTTTGTTTCTCTTGTTATATTTGAATCGATATAATCAACATGATATTCCCACATCAAAAAATCTAATTCTACATCATTTAACTCTGATAACTCCAAAAAAAATTTTCTTTTAATCGCATCATGCTTCTTTTTAATAGCAAAATTTATAGATTCATAAATCCAAAGTGTTGTTTTATCATTCAAAGTTGACTTCGCTGCTATATCTGTTAAGTTCAAATTATCAATAGTTATCATATATTTTCAACTCCTAAATAATTACTTGTAACACTTGTGTTCTCTGCTATTTCATTAAAATCTAAAACTCTAAATGTTGGACTTCTTAATACAACTCTTTTTACTCCAGCTAATTTTAATAATTTAATAAGCTCATCAGGATTAATATCTCTGCCCATTTTATTTTGTTGCCAAATTTTAAAATCTTTTACGGCTTTTTCAACATTATTTTTAATAACATTTACAAGCGTTTCATTAGATTTATCAATGTAGTAGTCAAAATCAATTGTGTATGATGTTTTCATTGCCTGTTTTACTGTTACATTATCCGTTAAAGGTCTTATGTTGTCAGTATTCAACATTTCTTCAATTCTCTTTTTAAGTTCATTCGTAAGTGCCAAAGAATCAGTTAAAACATAAATATCCACATTTGTTGCGCTCGGACTATACGCTACAACATCAACAATATTTGTACTTGTTGACTTAGCCCAAAATTCATAAGCCCCTTTACTTCCAGCCGTTGTGAAACTTTCAGGGATTTCTCTGATTCTAGCTCTATAATTGTCATCTTGCTCTATTTCAGCTCCATTATTCGATGCCGTAATGTTCTCAACCTTATCAAAATGTGGAAAAATGTCGACCATTGTATTAATTTGTCCGACTGGAATATTATTCCCAATAGTTCCTGATGTGTTGCAAGTCGCAATTCCGTCTACATACAAATCTCCTTTTTCTATTTTATATTGTTCATCAGTCGAAAAATATAACTCATTGTATTGAATCCTTGACCCTTTCGGAATTATTATATCTGTCGCTTGAATATCTGTAATATAAAATCTAAATGTTGCTATGGCTGGTTGTTCTACAAGTCTTTTACCTCTATTTCCGTAAAATTCTCCTTTCAAATCTAGCCGCTCATTTCTTGCAAATCTTAAATAATTCTGTTTCATCTCGTCATTGTATTTTTCTTCTCTTAATCCAAAAAGATACGCTACTGTTTCAAAGATAAGCGTTTCTGGACTTGATTCAGTTAATTGCCTTCCACTCAGCTCCTGAAACTTATCAATCATATCTCTTTTAAGTTCCCACGAATCCGCATCTATAATTTCATATTCTTCATTTGATATTTCACTCAATGTTTACCACCTCAATTCCTAATTCAATATCAAAATCATTATTATATGTATCTTTCATAATGATTCTAGTTTGTCTTAAAACAGCCCTTGGCTCATATTCTCGTATAATTTTAGTCAAGTGGCTTGTAATCCTATTCTGCACAACATTAATGTTCTTATCAATCAAATCACTGTCAAATGCAAAATCTCGATTGAGTGGCTGTTCTTCTTTGCAAACTCTTAAAATCATTCCTACATTTGTAACTACTTCTTCTAAAGTGTTTTTTGGATTATAATTTATTTCTTCAGAGCTATTTACTATTATCATTATTTATAGCCTCCTTCTGCTCATTCTCGATGTCGTCTTGATTTTCTTCAGTGACTTGCTGATTTTTTTGTATTTTTCTTTGTTCAATTAATTGATTATACAACTTAGGATTTTCAATATACTCTTTAAGCGTAATATTCAACTTAACAACATCAAACCCCCCCTCTTCTTTATTAAAATAACTGCTTTCTTCTGATAATTCTGTTATCAAAAAAGGGTATTCGCCAAATACTTGACCACCAAAGACTAGATTAGCATACTCTCCAAGTTCAAACATTTGCTTGATTGTATCTAGCTCCTCTTTTAAAGTAGTTTGCTGTATTAAAGATGATACTAAAGTCATTGTAAAACTAACTTCTAGTAAATCTCTACCTTGAAATCTTAACATTCCAGGACCGTAAATCGCTTGATGTTCTGATATTTTAGCCTTGTATGACCTACTTATTTGATTATTAAGTGATACAATCTGATCTTCTGACGCTTCAAAAATTACATCTCCAAAACTTCCTATCATTGCGGACCTCCAGTCATATCGCCGCCAGCAGTAACTCCATCGTGCTTATGTGCGTTAAGATTAATACTTCCACCAGTTGTAGTCGTTCCACTCACTTCTAAATCTCCATTAATTAAAACTTTACCAATATTTAAAGTCAATGTATTGCCATCATAAGTCCAATTACCTCCGTCAGAAAAGGTCCTTTTAACTTCACTTTCACTACTAGAAGCACCTCGCATAGGACAGCCAAGTACTACTCCTTGCTCAGGCATTTCTGAAAAGAATAAGCAATAAACAGTTTGACCTAAACTGAGTGTATAATTATCACTATGACTTTCAGAATAAGGAACTAATACATTAAGCCAATCTGTTGTCTTATCGTCATCACCTTTTAATAGCACTCTTACTTTTCCAGTTTTTGAATCTATTGCACTTACTTCTCCAGATTTTAATGTTTCAATCAATTTAACCACCTGCCTTATCACTTTTTTTGTAACAAAAAAATCACAATCAAATTAATGACTGTGATTTTCTTTTAAATCTTATGCTCCTTCTTTTTCTCTATCCATATTAGCTTTTATTCCTAATGTTTCTAACAAAGTACGAACAAATAATCTTCCTTTTTATAAACTACATACCTTGATAAATAACAACTTTATCAAAGATTTTTTCTACTTCTTCTGGTGAAATTCCATATTTCTTAGCTATTTTTTTATTGATTTCTTCTTCAATATTTTCTTCTTCTCGTTTAGTATAGTTTCCTTTTGATTTTAAAGTTTCATGAAGTGTTTTTGAATAATCAATATAAATATTTTTTTCTTTATCGCTCGGAATTTCTTTTTTAGCCCTGTAAGTTTCATCTTTCACAGTTCCATCAGGATAATAAGTTATCATTCCGTGTGTTTCACTGCCAAGATTAAAGAATTTTTTATCTCCATAAGCACGAACAAACAAGATATCCGCATCTTTTATTTGCTCTTTTCCTGCTTTTCTCATTACTTTTTTTAGATTTTCTTCAGAAATATCATCTTTAACTAATATATCTATTGTATTTTCTTTTTTAGTTAAGTTACTTGTATCTCTTGAATTTTTCAATACTTCATAATTTAAATTGTTATTTTCCACTTGTTGTTTTGTTGATTCCGCTTTAGAATTATCTCTTTGTTCTTCTCCACAACTGGCAACTAGAATCAACACAATTAAAACGATTAGTAATTTTTTCATCTTAATTCCTCCTAAAAATAATTTTATTATATTATACCTTATTTTTAAGAAAATTAAAATTGCTTGTTATCTCTCAAAAACAAATATTTTAGTTTCACAGTCATTATTCAATTATCATTGTCCTACAAAATTCTATTTCCTTTTACCAGATTTTTTAATGCTTTTATCTTTTTTACCATTTTTCTTATCTCTTACTTTTTTAGCCGATTTTCTCACAGTGTTTTTACCTTTAGAAGTTGTTTTACTTTTCGACTTCTTCGCACTTTTTTTCTTAGCTTTTTCAGCTTCTTTTTTCTTTTGTTCTTCTTTAGTTTGAGCTATTGCTTTTTTCTCTGCGTTTTCTCTCGCACCTAATTTCATTGCTGTAATTTCGCAAGTATAATCACCGCTTATCTCGTGTGTTACCTTGTCAATTACGTATTTACCTTCAAACTTTCCCCAGCTTTCATCAAGCTCAATTATTGCTCCAGCTAAGTATTTAGTACTTCCATCGACATTTAAAGTTATCTGATATTCTTGTTTAAGATTGTCTTTCAAAGTCTTTTTTGCAACTTTTTTTGGTTCTGTTTTACCTTTAGTTTTAACTTTCAAGGTTTTTTCTTTTTTAGTTCTTGTCTTCTTACTTTCAGCTTTCTTCTGTAATTTTTCTTTTGATTCTTTAATCGTTTTACCTTTTTTCTTACCAGTTGTATTTTTCTTCATTTCAACCTCTTATTTTTTCTTAGATTTAACCTTTTTGACTGGCTTTTTGCTAGTCTTTTTCTGACTCTTCTTATTATTTTTCTTATTATCTTTATTTTTAGATTCTTTTTCTTCAGTTGTAACTTGATTACGCTTGTCAAGTTCCTCTTTTGTAATGATTTCCTTAACAACTTTTTTCTTGTCAGGATCATAATAGGAAACTTCAACTTTATCGTAAATCTCTTTATTTTTCTTTTTCAAACTAAAACTTCTAATTCGATAATCTTTAATATTAAAAACTTCAATAGTATCATTCTTTTCCATTTCCTCATCATCAAAAATAATTATTTTATCGTCGGATACTTTCATATTTAATCCGATTTCTTTAACAACTCGATTAATAAAAGCCAAATCAGTTTCTTTGTTTTGGTCTAATCTCTCAAAAAATACATTTTCTGCATAAAGCTCTGCATTCATTTCATGCTTATTAGCAATTTGCATTACTAATTCCTTCAACGTTACTTTCTCCCAAGCGACACTATTTTTCTGATCTCTAATATTTTGATCGAGCGGTAAAGCTAAGCATTTTAAAGTAAGTTTCTGATCTTCAAAAGTCGGCTCATCCACATAAAAAGTTCCCAAATCCAAAAAATTAGTTTCATTTTCCAGCTCTTCGTGAATTCCAACAAGCAATTGAGCGTTCTCATCAGGATACCACTCTTTAAGCCATCTATAATCTAAATTTTCTAGTTCTATTTCTAAATCATCTATAGCATTTTTGGAATTGTCCGTGTAGTTAAGAGATGAAATAGAATGCGCTACCTCTTCAGAAATATCAACTTTATTAAATATAACTATAACCCTAATATTTCTAGCAAAAGCCATTCCTATTCACCTCTCTTCCACGGCGGTAAACTTGTATCATTATCACTTTCTTCAGCAATTTCAGGAAGAATAATTGGAACGTTGGCATCAAAGACGGCGATGTCAATTAAAGCTAAATTACTTCTTATAAGGTCATGATAATAGCCTTCACTTCCGTAAACTCTATAAGCTATCAAATCCCAAGTGTCACCACTTTGTGTCCTGTAAACTCTAACGTTAGCCATTATCCAAATGCCGTCCTTTCTTTTTTATTTTTAGCTTTCGCCAATGCTCTCATTACTGCTTTCTCAATTGCACTTGTATCAGCATTTCCATTTACTGTTATGCTAATATTGATAACATCTCCGCCACTCGAACCTTCATTATTTCTAAGCCCTGACATTTTCTCTTTTAGTCCACTAATTTTATCTCTAAAACTATTTCTAGTTTCACGATTATTCAAGATTTGAGTACCACGAGGTAAATTTAATAACATTTCGTGTTCTGCTAAGAAAGCTGGTTTACCAGGCATTTGGATTAATTCTGCTCCACGCTCAGCTACTGTTGTAAGTCCTCCACTCCAGTAGTTAGTTCCCGCTGCATTTTTTCCAATTCCTAAAAGTCCTCCAACTGCTCCAAGCCCACTAGAAACCATGCTTTTCAAACTTTCCCATTTACCTTTGAAATAATTTACAACTCCATCAATTGCTCCTTTAAGAGCACTTGCTACAGCATCAAAAGCAGACTTAATAGCGTTCCATACAGCAATTGCAGCTCCTTTTATTCCTTCCCAAGTTGATTTGAAAAATGAACCTACTGTTGTTATTCCACTTTTTAGAGCATTCCATAATGCTAATGCTGTTGATTTGATAGCGTTCCATACAGCTTTGGCAACCGCCGATAACGTTTTCCAAATAGCTTTCATAACATTTATACTCGTTTTTACGTTTGTTGCTATTATTTTTATGTACGTTAAAACTACAGTTTTGATTACTAGCCATACAACTTTTACTACTGTCGATAATAATTTCCAAGCCAATTTGATGTTATTTATATAAATTTTAACGTAAATAGCTATAGCTTTTATGACGACTAGCACAACAGGTTTTAACGTTTTCCAAATAGCTTTCACTACAGCAATATATGTTCTAACATAAATCACAATGCCTTTCATGACAATATTAGCTATAGACTTGATCGCATTCCACACTTCAATTGCGGTAGGCTTTATTATTTTCCAAATTTCTTTAATAAAGTCTACACCTTGTTTAACTATGTTTTTAATTCCTGTTATTGCATTCATTACAGTTGGTTTAATCCCTTGCCAAACTTGTTTTATATAGTTAGCTACTGCTTTAAATATTGCATTCACACCGTTTCTAAACCAAGAACATTTATTGTATAAAACCACAAGTATTGCTATGACAGCAACGATTGCCACAATAATAAGTCCAACGGGATTGGATAAAAAAGCACTATTTATAGCCAATCCAATAGATTTAATTAACGATATTACTCTAGTCAAAACAGGAAATGCTGTTTTAAATCCTCCAACAAAACTTCCGGCTACTTTGAACTTGTCAAATATCAACATTCCTTTCGATATTCCACTAAAAACTGGTGCAAATCCTTTTGCCAATCCACCAAGCCCTATTTTAAATGCTGCAAATCCAGCTACAGCTTTTAGAATATTTGCAGTCAGTTGTGGATGTTTTTGTATTAATTGAGAAAATTTAGTAATAAGTGGACCAATAGAATTTGCAACTTGAACTAAACTTGGTCCTAATGCCGAACCTAAATCTACTCCCATATTAACAATTCTATTTTTTAAAGTATTAAAAGAATTTCCCATTGTTTTCAATCTTTGATTATATTCTGCATCAACACTCCCTGATGTTTTCATCTTGTCATGAGCATTCTTTATATTTGTTCCAACTTCATCAATATGTTTTGCCAGTTCAGAGGCTGATTGGATAGATTCTTTACCAAATAACTCTTTAAGAGTTGCTGCTTGAACATCTTTTGGCAACTTCTTAATTCTTTGAAAAACATCAATTAGTGTGCCTTCTCCGTCTTTTGTCATTCTTTTAGCAACGTCTTCCACATCTAGTCCTAATGACTTGAAAGCAGCTGCTTGTTTTTTAGTTGCTGATGTTCCAACCATTAATCCTAATGAAATATTTTTTAAGCCAGTTGCTGCAACTTCCGAAGGTACTCCAACTGATACTAAACTTGCTCCTAGTGCTGCAACTCCTTCTTTGGAAATACCAGCCATTCCACCTAACCCAGCAACTCTGCTTGAAATATCAGCAATTTCTGGAGCTGTTGCTGCTACATTGTTTGCCAAATAGTTGATTACGTTAGCATATTCCATTACTCCATTTTGATCTAAGTTAAGTTGTGCTCTAGTTTTTGCTAAAAAGTTCCCTGCTGCTTCAGTATTCATGTCAAATGCAACTTTAATTTTAGCAGCGTCTTTGGTATATCTTTCTAATTCGTCTGTTTTTATTCCCGCTTGAGCTCCCGCTCCTGCAATTTGAAATAATTCTACTTGAGAAAGTGGACTATTTTCACTAAAGTTCCTCATTGCTTTGTAAAATCCTGTTTCCATTTCTTTCGAACTAAAATCAGCAACTTTTTTTAAGTCTGCTTGAGCATTTTCTAAATCAACTGCTAATTTAACAGGAACAGCCAAAGCTCCAGCCATTCCCACACCTTGCATTATTTGCTTATCCCCAAAGTCTTTCATTTTACCGACAGTTTCTTGCCTAGCGTCATATCTTTTTTGAGCTTCTTTCAGCTTATTCATTTTCTCGATTTCTTTTTCAACTTCCTGAACCTTGTTTCTGTAGTTAGATAAACTAGCGCCTTCAGCTTCTATCTTACTTCTTGCAGCTTCAAATGCATGTTGTTGTCGTTCTTTTTGCTTATTCAATTTTCCAACATTTTTTTCAGCCTGTTCTATTTCCTTAGCTAACTGTTTATTACTACTCCCAGTTCTTTCATATTCAGCTTTCAATTTTTGCAAATGTTCGGAAGCTTTTTTATACTCTGAATTAATTTTATTTAATCCATCACGAGCCTTGTCCATATTTTGGAACGCTTTTTGTGTTTTTTCCATGCTTTTGATTTCTTTTTCAAATTCTTTGACAGATTTCGTCGTATTTTTTAAAGCGTTTGCAACTTGACTCATTCCACTAATAGCACTAGCTACTGCCGCACCCAGAACTATGTTCAACTCTAAATTTTTTGCCACAATTTACCTCCTTCCTCCCTTTTATTCGCTTTCTTCTTGCCTTGCCTTTTCTTCCTCAATCAACTTATTAGCCCTTGCTATCCAGTAATCCAGCTCATCAAATGTACATTTCATAAGTGTTTCATAACTAATATTCATTTTAAAATAGTTGAGCCCACTCAATAAATCTGTAATCAAGTCTAAAAAGTCATCTGTTACACTTCCGCCGTTGGAGTTTTCTCGTCCTTGTCTTCGTCCGTTCCCCAACCTTTTACTAAAAAATTCTTAGTTTGATTTACCACTTTTAAAAAGTCTTCAGCGCCTAATGTCATTAAATGCCCGTATTTAATGCCTGATGCCTTTTCAGCTACAGTCAAAGCCCAAGCATCATCAAAATCTTTAAAGTTTTCGGCATTAGATTTCATTCTTGATTTATAATCTTTTCCACATTCCAATAAATCTGCCCCTGTCAAATTATCCAGTTTCAAATCTATTTCTTTGTATTTTTTACTTCCTAAATCATATTCTTTCGTTAATTTTATAATCATTCTATTCCTCCTAGATATGTCCTAATAATTGTCTTATGATATTATTCAAACTTCCATTTACATTTGAAATTCCATTCAACACATCAATTTCAATGATCGTTTTACCATTTATCATTAATTTGTAATAAGTTATACTCAAATCAAATGAACCTTCAAATTTCTTACCGTTTTCAACCTTAGGACCATCAAATTTTGTGATAAATCCTTTCAATGTTGCATCTGCACCAGTTACTTTTGGCGAGTGCGACATTCTATCTAATTCTTGCAAAGCTCCTAAGCACTCTAGTGTGATTGAATCATTATTATTAAAATTTAATAATGTATCATTCATACTATCCATTTTTACCTTAGCTGACATTTTTTTATAATGTCCAATCAACGGAGCTTCAAATTCTGCAGCCATACCAAACTGTTCAGTCGTTATTGTCGCTGATTCCACATTTGGAAGTTCTACTACTCCAACTCCTTCTAATGCATTCGAACCATTGACATAAAGATCAGCGTCAACGATTCCCAAAGGCAGTTTCTTTTTAGCCATTCTTTATCCTCCTATTTTCCTAAACTATTCGCAAACTCAGTTAATGCGTCTGCGTCATATTTTTTCTTAAATGTTGCCGATTTCATGCCAGGAATTACTCCCAATTTAATAACCCAAGTTATATCCCCATTTGTAACATTAATCGTGTCATTGTCTTCAGCTGATAAAGCAGCATTTGCACTCAATAAATCATTTCTAGCTACAATAGCATTTAATCTAATATTCATCGATTTCGTTACTGTTTCAGCTAATTTTTTAGAAAATTTCTTATCTACTTTATCAAAATAACTTATAACCAATTCATTCCCTATATACTTAAACATTCTACGAGTGTATATAAATTTATCCTTAGGATCTGTTGCCATTGGATTAAGTGCAGTTTCAGACCCCCAACATTTCCAACCTTTGAAATTAATAGTGGTTACTACTCCGTTTTTATTTAATAAGTTAGCTTGTTGTTCTTTATCCAAGATTATCTCTTCAAGATTTCCACTCGAATTTTTCCAATATAAACTATCACATTTATATAAATAATTAGACGGAGTTTGTGATGGAACTCCACCATTTTCATTATCTACTGATAGTGACAACGCAGCATACTGAATAGACTGAATATATTTTTTACCAGCTAACCCTAATGTTCCGTACAATACAATTTGGTCATTTCCATTAATATTATTATCATCTTTCCATTTAGGAATTTGGTCATAAGGCTTGTCAATCGGCGCATTAATCAATGCAACTGCTTCAAACATATTCCCATTTATATTTTTAGCTTTTGTTTGCATAATCGCAGCAACTTCACTATCACTTGAAAAATCTGGAATATCAATGAAAGCTGGTAATTCTGAATATTTTAAAAAAACTTCATCTAATAACTCTAGCCCTGTTCTTTTCATCGTTGAAATATCATATCCACCTAAAGCCTGTGCTTTCGTTACTTTTGACAAATCAATTTCTTCATATTCAATATCAATTTTAGTGCCATTTGACGGTTTAGCATATATTTCAAGTCCTTCATCTGTCCACATCGTTACAGCGTCCGAAATAACTTGTGATGTCGCATTCTCTTTAACTACTAATGTATCTGTTATCAATTTATGATTCGGAATAACAACTTTACCATTTGTTAAGCTCAAATCATTTTGAGTCTTTTTAGCCGTTTTATGTTTTTCAAGGTCTAAGATATTCACAACATAAAGCGGCGCTACTTTATATAGTTCAAAAAACACTTTTATAGCTTGTGAAATTGAAAAATCTAAGTCGTAAGTGTCCCCAAAATACTGAATAGCTTCTTTATAAGTTCCTAATCTTACAATCTCATTCACTCTTCTGTTTTCTCTTTTTACTTTGTTCATCGGTGCAGTCCCTACAATAAAATGCCCATAATCAAGCACTATTGGCAGTGATATATCACTCGATGTCTCAGTTTGATAAGTTCCGTGTTTATAACCCATTATTCAGCCTCCTCCCTTATTTGGTCTTTAATTTGCTGTGTTACCGTTTCAAGCAATTTTTCGTTTTGTAATGCTTCACTAGCTTGATTAACATCCACCAAAGTTCTTTTCAAAAGCGGATATTTCTCAAATTTTTCTTCGATCACTTCATTACTGTAGTAAATAACACCTTTTGTAAATCTAATATCTTTAAATTCAAGCGTATCTCCTAAATAAATATATTGCTTTTTATCTTCCATTATTCCTCCTTAAAAATTTCAGGCTCAACAGGATAATCCCAAACTGTAAATGTGATTCTTGAAAATATAAAATCTCCAAACTCGTCACTATATAAATCACACTTAAACTCTTTATCTTCCCGTATTGCCCAACCTCTTTCGTCATAAACTTTAGTCAAAAGTTTACTTCTAATTTCTTCACCTTTATAAAGATTATCAATATAATCTTCATTCTTAGTACCAACTATTATTTCAAAAGTAGCGTCACAATCATAACTGTCCATTCCTTCTGTAACTTGCCTAGAACTCAAAGCCCTTAATGTCACACAAGGGAAAAACGGCTTTTTCTGTCCTGTATTTTTGTCAATTTCACCGTATCTCCTAACTGGTAACGCTCCTCGGAATATCTGATAATCAGTATCTTTAAATTCTTCACATAAAAAGTCATACAAACTTTTTTCAATAACTTTAATGCTCATAAATTACATTGACAAGAGCCTATTCAACTCATGTTCAAACCTTTCATTTAATTTTTGAGACATAAATTCATCAAGATCCGGTAACCACGTTGTAGGTCCTAACATTTGCGGAGCAGACGGTCCATATTTTCTTTTGATTGGCAATCGTCCACTTCCTTCTCTTTCAAATGCCCCTAAATGACCGTCTTTATATGCTATAAATGTTTTATCATTAAGCATTATCCCGTTGCCATTCTTTACCATAGCCGTTACTGATGTTCTGCCTGTTCTTGTACTCGGATTCAATTGGAAATGGTCTAATCCCAAATAACCTCCATTAGAATTGATTTCAGCCATAAGCTTACCAGGATTAGCTCTTTTCATAGTCAATCCGCTTAATAAATCCCCATATTTAACCATATAGGTCTTAGTTGCATTTCTAACCATACGAGTTTTACTCATAGTTGAAACCCTATTCAAAGCACTTGCCAAAGCCCTTGGAGCTTGTTGTGGAAATTCAACGAACTTATTCTCAATATCATTAAGGACACTTTCATCAAATTGAATCGTAAACATCTAAATCAACCCCTAATAATCAGTGAATCTATACAAATCAAGTTCATACATGCCAAAGTTCTCTTTGCAGTTCGCAACTACCCATTCTTTATTGTCAAAATCTATCCTCATATTGCCTTCAGGCTTATACTTCAAATATTTTTTGTCAATAAACACCGTAATCCCTTCCTTGTAAAATCCACTTTCTATTGTTAATTTCCCACTAATTTCCTTTTCTTGAAAACTGTCCTCATCTGTCACACAAATAACATCAATACCATTTAAATTATGTGTTTCTCCAAATTCTTCTGAATTTAAAAATGTATTTTGTATATCATTTTCTAAAATATCTTTAAAATTCATTCTTTTTGCCTACTTTTTCTTATTTTTATCTGATTTAGATTCAGAATCTGACACTCCCGTTTCTCCAGGAATGTCATTTGTGTCTGCTTTTTTATTGTCTTTTTTCTCTATCAGTCCTCTATCGATACAATTTTCAATCACATCTTTTTCCAGTATTTGAACTTCTTCGCCGATATTTTGTATTTTCCCACCATAAATAAACGATTCTTTAACTATATACGCTGCCATCAATCATCACCTACTTAACTTTTAGAACTTTCAATGATTTTGTGTTCAAAGGAATTGTTACTGGTTTTGACATTGTACGGATTGTGATAGTATCGTTTTCTTCCTTTGTGTGAGTTCTAGGAATCAAATCCCCTTCCAAAAGTCCATCATTAATTGTACTTACAGCTCCAAATTTTACTAAGTTGCCTTTCGGTGCAAATAAAGCTGTATAGTCTGGAATAATTGCTTTTGTTTTAATTTGTTTTGTAGTTTTATCCACATAATCGTAATATTCCTGATATTCAAAAACATCAATTCCTAATCCAGTCAATGTACCAATATAACTCGCACCATTTACACCCTCAACTTCAGGTCTTATGTCCCCCAAATAAGCATTTCTAAGATTCATCATATTTTGTAAAGCTTTATTATTAATAAATAATTCCGCTGCCAACGGATCAAGAATTATCGCGTCTGGTCTAGTTCCTCCAGCTTTATTAATTTCACTTAATACAGCCTTTATATCTTTTATTGGGTCAGAATTAGCATTGTCCCAAGTTGAAGCAACGGTTGTATGATGTTCCGTAGAAGAGTTATCATAATATTTGATTGTGTCTGATATTCCTTCTCCATCGATTGTAGTTTGTAATTTATATAATGTTTCAGCCGCCATCGCTTCCCAACGTCTTGCAATCTGTTCGCTTTGTTCCTGCAAAGTTTTGGCAATTTTTTTCTGTCTTTTTGTATCAGGATCACTTTGTGAAAACGGATTTTCTCCTGGCAATCTTTCAAAGGTCAGTTCATCTGCATGAAACGTCTTTTTAGGAGCCACTGCATAAGGTTTGAATGTTCTTCCTGAAAATGTATCTTTTGGCATTTCCTCTCCGTCAACATATCTATCGACAAATGGAGCCATCAATCTTCTACCATTTTTAAATTCAATAGTTACTGTTTCAGTATCCAAATTTTCTCTGTTTCCAAAAAACGTGTCAAATAAAAATGTTCTTGGCCTCGGCATTGCCTCTGTTACTAAAAATAATGTTCTTAAACTCAAATCTAAATTCATGCTCATTGTTATTCCTTACCTCCTAATGTTCTTAAATAAATATTTCTGTCGCTACATAACTCAATTACTTTTTCTTTTGTCGCTGTACCGAAATTTACTTTTTCAATATTAAATTCCCCTTCAGTATAAACAGTTGTTTTTGTTGGAGCTCCAGTTGCATCGGCAGCTCTTGTAACAATTCCGAATACTTTTCCAGTATCAGTTATTATTGCACCATCTTTATCCACAATATCCCCTCTTTTTACAGTTTTTCCAACCTGTAAAATAAGCTCTGCTACAACTAGCTCTTTTTTGCCAACAATTAAATGATCTGACTCATTTGTATAATCATATTTCATATTTATTTACCACCTTTCTTAAAAAATGCTAAAATTTTATTTGCTGCTTTTTGCTCATCATTAACCCCATCATCATTACCTTTCGGCGTATTGTTAAGTGGTTTCCCTTCATCTTGTATTCTGTTAAGTTTATTTTGATTTTCCTGTTTCATTAAACTTACAATTTCCAATGCTAAATCTCTAGCATTTTTAGGCTCTTCAAATTTAGCTTTATCAACTACTTCGTGGTTATATCCTAAATTCTCAATTTCCTGTATCCTTATTCTTTCTTCCTTTACTCCGATTTCTTTTCCTTCATTTACAATTTCGGCATAAATGTCAGGAAATTGTGCTTTTATTTCATCTTTTGTCATTTTTCCACTTCCTTTTCCATTATTTTTTTTATTTTTATCAACATTAAAGTTTTTAAACTCCGCCATATTAAATACCATGTTATTAGAAATTACCTTATTTTCAACTACTTGAATATCTGTATTTTCAGTTATTTCGTCAATAAATCCATATTCCAATGCTTCTTCGGCGTTTAACCAAGTTTCGTTGTCCATTAATTCTGATAATTTCTCTTTATCAATATTAACCTTTTGCAAATAGGTTTCCGTTATTGAATTTTTGTATTTCTCAAGCACATCTGCCTGTTTCCTCATCTCTTCTGAATCCCCCATTGCAATTGTTGAGGGATTGTGTATCATAAACAAAGCATTTTTAGGCATTCTAACTATATCTCCAGCACATGTGATTAAAGTGGCTGCACTTGCTGCAATACCGTCAATATTTACAGTTACTTTAGCTTTGTGTCTTCTCAAAGCGTTATTAATTGCAATAGCAGTATCGACTACTCCGCCGTTTGAATTAATATAAACATCAATATTTTCTACATCTAAGTCAGCCAAATATTCCGTTACTTCTTTAGCGCTTATCGTATCGCCCCAAAAACTCTCGGCTATATCTCCATAAAGCATTAATTCAGCACTTTTATCATCGTTTTTGACTAAATTCCATATAGTTTTATTCCCCTGGTTCATCGTTTGGTGGTTCGGTATAGATTGTCCCATCCAAAATCACTCCTTTCTCATTTGCTATTTTTTGTTCTTTTGCCAGTATTTTTATATTTTGCTCAAAATCTCCTCCATTTAATTCGATAGTTTCACGGCTTCTTGTGGATAATCCAGCATTTATTCTCAAAATTGCCGCATTAACCTCTTTTATAGGATCTAACTGTCCTTGTGAAGTTCCACTCCAAATTGCATTACTGTATGCTTTTCTAATCAAAATGTCATTTTCAAAATCTTTTATTTCTATTCTTCCAAGCAAAACAGCCTCTCTTAGCCACTCTTCATAAATAAGTTGACAAAAATTTTTTGCAAACCATTCACGCTTTTTTCTAAAAGTCTTCCACGCTTCTAATAAAGCTGCTCTACTCGCCGAATAACTGCTTGTAAAGTGCATTATCATAAGTTCATAAGGAATGCCCAAGCTGCTTCCAATTTGCCGTATTATAGCTGTCATAAATGGGTCAAATTGTGCATTAGGTCTTGCCGGATTTACTGATGTCGCTTTTTCGCCTTTGTTAAGAGATACTATTGCCCCGCTTGAAAGCTCCAGCGTTCCAGATTCTTCGTTTGCTATGGCATCTTTTTGTTCGACGTTCGATAAATCCCCTGGATTTGTTTGAGGTATATCAGCCGATTCAATAAAAATTGTAAACATACTGCTGATGATTGCGCTTGTTAATTCTGCATTTGTGTATCTATCGAGCTGTTTCAAGCTTTCCATTACAGGAGCTAATATCGGTACACCCCTTACCTGTCCTGGACGCTCCGCAGTTGTTAAATGAATTATATTTAACTGATTTTCACTTCCATACATTTTTACATATTTATACTGATTTATGCCTCTGATTTCATCATTTGGATTATGCTCTTGAATATAATAACCATTAATACGTCCATTTTTGTCTAATTGTACTCCCTGGACAATAGAAGTATCGCTCGTTTTGTTGCTCGGAGTATTCACCCTGTCAGGTTCAATTATAGATAATTTCAAGCTATATGGATTTTCTTGGGTTTCAAAATAATTCAAATGAACAAAACATTCTCCATTTAACAATGTTGTTAAGAAAACTAAATCTTGAATTTCATAAAAGTTAAGTAAACCTGTTTGATCTATTTTAGAATTACTCCACAAATTAAATTCTTTTTCAATTTTAGTTTCTAACGTTTCTATCTCATCTTCGGATAAGTTTACAATATCTGAATCAATACTTGATTTTAATTTTAATCCTGAACCAACAGCATTCATTTTCATTGTATTCAAAGCTCCATTAGCTAGAGGTGCTCCCATATACAAATCTCTGGAACGTGCCACGAGTTTTTCACGGTAGTTATAAATGTCATTCTTTACTCCACCGAGAGAAGCAAACCATCCTCTCAAAGATTTTTTACGGGTACTCGCCCCATGTTCTCCATAACCTTTATTCATTATTTTTTGATTTTGGTTAAACAGCTTTAGCCTTTCTCTTGCTCCAGCCATCTTTAATGCTTTTTCTGGATTAAATACTCCTACTGCCTTATCAAATAAATTCAATCATTTTCACCTCCTAACTATTACAAATCTCTTATTATAACCTGTACAGACTGTGTACGCCGTCCACTGTTTTGTGCAAGTGTTAAATTATACTCCCATAATTGTCTAGCTTTTATAATTTCGGTTAAGTCTGCCCTAGTCAATTCTCTGCTTCCAATTTTATAGCTCTGTCCCAACAATACAGACTTTTCAGCCTCAATATATGAATTTATCATTTCTTTGCAAGTCTCTACACTATACATTTTTACCTCCCTATATTCCGCTACGAATTATTCGTCTACCGCTATTTCTTTGTTGTGTCCTAAAATTATTAAGTACATCCGTTGAATACCGTATATTTAAGTTAGGATTCGCTATTCTTAGTGCTGCTTGTGCATAATTCCGAATGTCCAAAGGTTCATTTCTTTTATCTCCAATTGTTTTCCACTCGATTTTAGCTTGCCCTTTGCTAAATGTAACAACTTTTATTTCAGAAGTAAGTCCCTTGAAATAAACTTCATCATATCCACGTTTAGGGTCGTTTGGATAGTGCATATACTTAGCTCCTGGTTCTGTTACTTTAAGATTACTCATTATAGTATCCTTTCCAGTATTAACTCCCAAGACAAACAAGGAAATTCCACCTTTATTATTTTTGCTAGGTCGTGAAATAAGAGGTCTTCCAGCTTCTCCACTTCCTTTTATTCCAAAAATATTCAACTGTTCTCTTGCTTTTACATACCTGTAAACATCATCAGTATGATGTCCACCTGTATCAATACAAGTACAAGCAACTCTTATTTTCTCTCCATTCTGATATTCAAAATCTCTCATAAGAAATTCATCCAATGTATTCCACACATACGGCAACGCAGGGTTTCCCATAATCACTTTATAATAAATCCCCCAGCTTTCTTCTCCTGGTCCCCATCCAACAATTTCAACTTCAAGCCTATTGTCTTGAACATCCACTCCAGCAGTTAATACAGTAACTTTATCAGGTATTTCAATATCATTTATCGTACCATCTTCTTCGTTTATATATTCTCCATAATCCTCAGCTCTCGCTTGTATTTTTTCAAAATCAAATCTTTCAACTTTTTCTTCCCAACATTCCCCAAGAGCTGTATTTACGAATACTTTCATAAGCTGTTCATCGCCTTTTGCTGCTCTAAATTTACGAATCATGCTAGCCCATTTGGTAAACGGACTATATAACTCTGATACATGAAATCCTCTTGAAATATGTGGGTCTACTTCAGGATTAGTACTTCTCCATTCACCTTTAATAAGGTTTCGTTTCCACTCGTACTCTGTTGAAGTTTCCATACATTTCTCACATTTATGTGACACATCTTCAAAAATAATATTTCCCCATTTTAAAGTTTGCATTTCTCCACATTTTGGGCATGGAATATAGTATTCATCTTTAGAACTATTTTCATACTCAAGTTCTATTCTGCTTCCGCCTTTAATCGTTGGTGTACTTGTTAAAACTATTTTGCTGTTTGCCCAAGTTTTTACCCTTTCGATCGCCAAATTCAATGGGTCTCCTTCTTTTTTAGCACTTCTAGGGAAACGATCGATTTCATCTGCCAACAAAACTCTAATTGGTCTACTTGCTAATTCCGAAGCTGAATTACTTCCAGTTAAAACAATATATCCTCCAGAAAACTCTTTTTGTCTTTTCGTATCTCTAGCATCGGAACTTTCAATAACTTTACTCCTAAGTTGTGGTGTTGATTGAATCATGTCATTAAGCCTTGTTGTTGAAAAATCAGCTGCCATATCTTTCGTGGGCATTAAAAACATAATCGGAGAAGGTTCGTAGTCCATAAAATATCCAACTGTATTCATAAGAATTTCTGTTTTTGATAACTGAGCCCCATACTTCATCACAACTTTTTCTGTATTTTTATCAGAAATTGCCCTCATTACTTCTCTTTGAAATGGCACTCTATCAGTTTTCCATTTTCCTGGAATTGCCGAACTTTTAGTTGATAAAACTCTATACATGTCCGCCCAAGTATCAATGGTTAATTTTGGAGGTGGTTTTAAAACTAAAGCAATTTTTTTGAATAATTTAACTGTTCTTTTTAGGTCTTCCTCTAGTTCTCTTTTCACTTTCAACTTTCACTTCCATATCTTCCTCATTTTCTATAAAAATTTTATTATTTTTAAACATATCAGGATCATATTCACTAAGTTCTTCTAAAACCTCGAATATTTCATCCTGAATGACATCTTGAATTTCGCCAAGATTATCTGCCGCAATTACTGCTGGTGCTACTTTACTAGATATAGAAAGCAGTTTCCCTTTTATGTTCATGAGCATATCAGTCATAACTTTTTCAACAATAGATGCTAAATGTAATTGGTTTTTAGTTTCCTTGATTTTTAAGTCTTTTAGTTCAACATCTTTTTTTATTCGTTTTATCTCTTCCTTAATCTTTTCATCTTTCAAATTCAAATCCACATCATTTTTAGATTCAATGTACTCAATATATCCAAGTACATTTTCCCAAAATAGATACTTGCCTTTTTCCGTTTTTTTTATTATTCCTTCACTAGCTAAATTGCGGAGGTGTCTATCTGTTATACCTAGCAATTTTGCTAACTCGTTTGCCTTTATTATCTGATTCTCTTTTACTAACATAACACCTCCATTTCGGAACGGAAACAAAACTTAAAAAAGCCATCATACATATTTTTTCTGGGGCTTCGAACCCGTTCGCTCTTTTTTGACCTCTCAGAAGTACCTTTTTAATCAAAATTTCATTTTTTCTTTATTTTCGCTTTAACCTTGGCTTGATATGCTCACTATTTTGAACATTTGCTCTCTATTTCTGTTAGCTTATCTCTTAATCCTTTGTCTTCTTCTCTCTGTTTCTTCATTCCTACTCTACATCTATCAAGATATCTGTCATATATCATTATCTTTAATCCATCTATCTTGTTGTCTATATCTTTTTCAATCTCTTCTAATTTATCTAGCAGTTCTAAATCTCTTTTAATTCTTTTTGCTATATACTTTTTTACACCTAGCAAAATAATTTCAAGAACAATTAAAAATACTACGAACTGCACAAATTCAACTATAAATATTAAAAACATTTTCCCTTCCAATCTTGGTACAGAAAGCGAGACTTGAACTCGCACGGATAAATCCAACAGTTTCTAAGACTGCCGTGTCTACCATTTCCACCATTTCTGCAAATTAAAATAAAAAAGAGCCGACTTATATATAAACTGTTTCCAATCTATATATAAATCGACTCACAAACTTTTTGCTCTTGTCTTTATTCTATTGTATCACGCCATAGTTCTCTCCCTTTTAATTTCTTATCTTTGAATTTAAAAGTCACTTTGACTTCTCCTTTCATTGAAATTACTTTTAGTAGTTCTACAACGCAAAAAAAAATATTTTTATCATTTTCAATTTGACTTATCTGCTCTTTACTAAGCATTTTACCACTCCTTTATTATACCTTATTTTGTCAGTTTTTTCAAGTATTTGAGCTCTGTTTTTTCTTGAAAAAATTTTAAAATTCTAAACAATATTTTTTTTTGATTTTTCCATTACTTCCTTTATACCTTTCGAACAACTTTTCACATGTTTCAAATTATGATAGACTATATTACTTGCTCCTCGTTCAAATTGAAATCGTGCTTGCATAAAATACGACATATAAACTTTATGATTATTTAAAGTATTATTTGATAAAAATACAATAAAATCTAATAACTCTTCTATATTTTCGCCTTTTTTAAATAATTTAATTGCTTTAGTTATTTCGTTTTGTAATTCATCCAAACCTTTTTCAACGCTTTTATGTTTTGAATAATAATTTCCTAATCGACCATAATTAAGAACTCCACCATAGGTTTTATGTTCCTTTTTCGCTTTTTCTATATATGATCTCGTATTGTCTAGAGTGTTTTCTATCATTTGTTTAGTCTTTTGTTCTTTGTATCCTTTAACAAACCAGAAGTCTGCCCGTTCTTTAGTTGGAATAATTTTTCTAAAAGCTCCCAAAGAATCGCCTTCTATTTTGCACTCTTCACAACAAAAAAAGTACTCGTAGTCAGGCATTTTCTTTTTAAAAATTCTAAATTCTAAACATCCGTCATCAATAATTTTCATGCCATTATATTGTTTTACCGCTTTGATATAGTTCCCACACTTGCCACATCGAAAAAGTGTTTCGACAACTTTAAATTTCTTTTCCATTTTTTGTCTCCTTTTTTAAATATGATTAATTATACCATTTTACACTCTAATTGCAAAAAATACAATCAAATTTATTATTGCATAAAACACCAGAAAAATAAAAAAACAAAATACTAAAAAATATATCACATTGTGAAGTGTATAATTAATTCTGACTATATTTTTAAGATTCTTTTTTACATCTTCAACTAAAATATACAGATAGCTGACTAAAAAGAAAACTAAAAATATTGTAACTGCTGTACTTAAAATTCTCATTATTATTTCCATTTATTCCTCCTCTGTTATCACGATTGCATTGTCAATTGTAACTCTACGATTATTCTCACTTATTAAGTTTAATGATATTCTATTACTTTCATCCGAATCTCTTACCCTTATCATTCCTTTGTATTCTTTCAACAATTTTCCGTCAAGAGTATAAATTTGTACCGTTCTTTTTAAACCTTTTGTGTCGCTTTCATAGTCTTTTCGATTGTCTTCCCATCTTGCACAACTTCCTAATAATCCTAAAATTGCAATTCCTAATAATAATTTCTTCATTTTAATTTCCTTTCTTTTTATTCATACCAAACTTTTGTTTCTGTGACTTGTTTGGATTTTCTTTGAACTCTTTTAATATCAAAATATCCATCTACAACCCATTCACTTTTAGCGTGATAAAACCAAAAATATCCTTTTTCTGAATTTCCTACCACATAGTATTTTTTACTAACGTTCCTATAATCTATTGACCCGCTATCCCAATTTCCAACACTTTCTTTTTCACTTACAACAGGTAATTCTTCAAGAAGTGTTTGATATTCAGTTTGCAACAACGGGTAACCATTATCTATTTTCAAAATTATTCCGTCTAATATTGTTTTTTCTGCCATTTCTTCCCCTAACTTTATAAATTCTCACCATAATCGTTTATTTTATCATATTGTTCTTTTGCCTTTTTAAGTTCTGCTTCATACTCAGATATTTTATTCTCAAGTTCTTTGAGCTCGCCTTTATTTTTACTTTCTAAGTATTCTTTTAATTTTGCAAATTTTTTATCAAATTGAGAACTTATTTCTTCTATTGATAAATCCCGACTTTGATAATCTTTCATATCACTTAAACGTATATCAAACTGTATTTTCTTTTCATAATTTAATTCAAACGATATAATGAGATAATCTATGTAATTTGTGTGTTCTTTTATTTCAAATTTTCTTACTCTTTCATCTTTCAATATTTCAGTTAATTCTTTTATCTTTATCCCATATAATTCAATAAGTTCCATTTTATTTCCTCATTTCTTTTTATACTTGTCTTTATTTAATATCTTCTCAAAAGTTGCTCTTTTATCATTTTTACTCCAAAGATTTCCAAAGAAACCACGTTTTTCCCAGTTTTTTAAATTAAACTGCATTCTATCCTTATTTTTCATACTTTCTCCTATTTTTAATTTTTTCTAACACCAATAAATTTATCCTGGATCTATTATTTTCAATAAAAACTCATACAATCCGTAAGCCATAAGTATCCCAAAACCTAAACTTGCCAACATTCCAAACAGATTATAATTCTTCATTCTTTCAACCGCATTTTCAAATATATCCCAAATAAATACAACCCAAAATAAAATCGGTACTAATAATATTAATAATATTGCTATTTTCATTTACTCCTCCTTAATAATCCTTCTATAATACCCCTCTTTAAGCCTTTTTCTAAATAGTTTAAAGTGATTAGGATAAACTTCTAAAAGCTTATAAACTAGCCTTTCATTCAAGTAAACAGGCTCTAAATGATATTTTTCTAAAAACTCTTCTTTAGGCATATTATGTATCTCTGTATGATGCCACCTACACAAGCTCAAAAAACGTGTTTCAAGCCCTGTGTCAAACTCATATCCGCCAATTTTGTTTACATTATCATAATGTTCCAAATCAACTGTATTATATTCATTGTGGGGCCTTCCACAAACACAGCATATCCTTTTTCTTAAGCAACTGATAACATACCTCTGTATGTCTGGCACTATTTCTCTTATATGCCTTGCCCTTTTGTCTTTCGGATCTAGGATATATAAATTTACGTCTTGCTCTATTGCAAACTCAATTATAAACTGTATAAAGTTTGTTGCCTGCTCCAAAGTCAAAGCATTCTTTTTCATCGGTGACAAACTAAAATTGCTTATTTCATGTGTTACCCCAAACGAAGCTTTAAAATAGTTCTTTGTATAATCTATATCCCAACCTTTTTCGTTCGCAAATTGCTCGAATAATACATAACAGAGTTTCATTTGTTCCGTCGTTATAGTATTTTGAGGTATTATCTCAATATCATACTCTTTCAACTCCTCTTGCCAATCTCGTAATGACTTAACAGGCTTATTTGTTGCATAGTAAAATTTTATTTTCTTATTTTTTCTATCTATCTCTGCATAAGCCACTTAATTGACACCTTCCTTTTCTTTACAAACTTAATCCCAGCAAACAACTCCGCATTTACTTTCATTATGTCAAAGTCGTTTGCACTTACTTCATTCCCTTCTGTAAGTCTTTTTCTTATTTTCGCTATAACATCCTCCCTCATTGCCCTTTCCTCTCTTAATTTAATACCTCTCCAACTTTTTCATACCCCAAATCTCTTAAAACCTTAGATATATACTCAATCCCCTTTTGGTACACAACAGTTTTATAATTTACTTTTACATCACCATTCGGAGCATTCCATTTGCTTTCTACAACTCGGAAATATCCGCGATCAACATACGTTTGAAACGGCATGTTATCCCTTTGCAATATCCCCTGTCTTCTTAAAATATCAAACAATGTATTTCTCCCAACAGATTTAAAATTTAATACCTTAGCAACTGTTCCTATTTCTGCTGTCGTATCACTGCCAGTCACGTCATTGTAAAATTCGACTTTAGGCTGTTGTTCTTCGACTTTTTTCTCTAATTCTTTTCTTTTTTTCATCTCTTCCTTTAATCTCATAAACGCTTGGATTGCCAAATCAGGATTATTTAATAATTCCTCTGTCGCATACATTCCTGTTTTTCTTATTGCTGGTAAAATTTTGTTTGCGACCTTAAGTTGGAAATTTCTTGCAATTTCATTTTTACCTTTCATCGCTAATAAATAAAAGATGTTTTCAGGTATAAAATCATTTTCGCCACTTGTGGCGAAACCAAAATCTTTTAAATATTTCTCCACTCTGTTCCATCTTATATATTCAATTCCGTTTTTTATATCAACGAATCCTAGCCCTCTTGCTACATCTTCCAAATTTAAAAATATTATTCCATTTTCTCCAATAAACCCTCTTACTTTTTCTATTGTTATTAATTCGTTCATTAATGTTCCTCCTTTATTCTATTATTAATTTTTATTTCAACTCCTCGCAAAAAATTCTATACCCATTATTATCTTTTAACTTTCTTCTTTCACATACCCTAAAAATACTGTTAAACATTTCAAATGTATTTCCTTTTTGATATTTTTTATTTTCTTCCTCAAAATCTTTACAAAAATTTCTTTTAATACTGAATTTAAAAACTATATTCGTTTTCATTTAACTCCTCCACTTCGATTTTAACTTTATTGAATCCACAACCGACAATCTTTTTAATATTCAGTTCTTCAATTTGTGAATCGTCGTTATAAACTATATTCGTCATTGCGTCTAAAATTCCTTTGTTGTAATTATCAATATCTCTTTTGCGTTTATCCTTGAAATAAAGCCATATGCGTACTTCTAAACTACCAGCCAAAGGTTTACACCTAAATTGATTTTTTAATTCACTACGAGCCGTTTCCTCGAATATTTTGCCCTTTTTAGACTTGTATCTACCGTTTTGTTTATTAATCCATATGCCATTTACACTCGGCGGTACTGTTGAAAGCTCCAACTTTATCATTTTCTCACTTCCAACTCATCAACAAACGGTTTCAAGTTAGGTCTAAAATAATCAGCCCCTTTTAAGATTTTACCGTCCGCTCTAAATATTGCTTTTCCGTCTTGCAACTTTGACATATTACTTCTATGAACCTCTTCAAACGCTTTTACAAAAATATCATTAAACTCATTTTTGAAGACTTTTTCAAAAATGAATTTGCTTTTGTCGTCCTCTTCAAAATAAATCACATCTGTAACTGCGTCAACATTACCTTTGTGCATTTCCAGTAATGTTCCAACTAAGATATAGCACATATCACACACTGCGTCTAACATCTCCACTTTATCGTTATTTTTTTCTGCGTCATTATACTCTTTCAATTCCTCGTCAAACAATTTTTCTCTTAATTTCATTCGCTCCTTAGTCATTTCCTTTTCTAAAAACTCTTGCTGACCAAATGCGATATAAAATCGTTTGACCAGCTCAACTATTTCTTTCCATTTTTCCATTATTCTTCTAGTTCCCTTCTTATTTTTTCTAAATTAATTATGTTTGTTATTACTATTTCTTGCTCTTTTTCTAAATTAAAAGTTGTTCTTATATTTTCAACAAATAAGTCTAAAACTTCACACTCTGAATAATCCCCTTTTTCAATAAAAACTGTGCAATTCCCACAATTTGTGCTAAAGTCATCTCCGAATTTAAATGATACCAGATATATTATTTTATTCATTATTAATTTTTCCTTTCTTCATTTTCATTTTTCTTTCGTAAATTTCCTTTACTGTTAATTTCATAAAATCCTTGATTCTGCTTTCGTCAATTCTCGCAGATACATTTATCGACTCTTTTATACTACCGCCGTTTATCTTAACAAAAGCTAAAAACTCGTTTAAATCTGTTGTTTTTATTTCTTTGCCATCAATGTAGTGGCAATACACTACTATTTTCATTCTGCTCCTCTTTTTTCTAGTAACTTCAACAATTTACTAATTTTTTGATTATTCTTCTCGATTGATATTCCATTTTCGTTAATCGCTTTTGTTTTATCTGCTATCGTCTTCTGCATTCTCTTGTTAGCCGTTCTCATTTTCTTATTTTCTGCTTCTAAGTTGTTAATCTCGTTCCAAATTTTCTCCATTCATCCTCCTACTTCTTGCTTAAAATTTTTGATATTTCTTTATCATACTCTTCAAGTTTTTGGCTTAATTTATTCATTTCTTCAAAAAGTTCTACTTTCTTTTTCCAGATTTTGCACTTTTTTCTTTCGATTTCTTCGATTCTTTTGTAGCTATTCATTTCTTATCGCTCCTATTCTTTGTAATTTTTTATTAAACCCTAGTTTAACTACTCCAAGCTCTCCACTTCTGTTTTTCCGAATTATAAATTCAAGCTCAGAAAAAGCATTTTGATTATTTAAATTGTCTTTTCTGTAGTAGTCTTCTCTGTGTAAAAATGCTACTACGTTACTTGCTTGCTCTATTCCTCCACTGTCCCTCAAATCCGCAAGTAGAGGACGTTTATCCGTTCCTCTTGTTTCGACAGCTCTATTTAACTGAGCTAAAACTACGATACAACAGTTGAGCTCGGTAGCAAGTAATTTTAATCTGTTCGCCATGTATTCCACCTCGTAATTTTTGCTTTGGAATCCTTTGGCGTTCATAAGCGTCAAATAGTCGATTATGATTACCTTCAAATTTTCTTTTTCATGCTCTTTTTTGATTTTGCGAATAATGAAATCAAAATCTGAATTATCTTCACAGCTCATACTCTTGAACTTTGACTCTTGTAGCTTACTTATTGCTAAGTTTATCTTTGCTAATTCCTCATTAGAGAGCTTTTTATTTTTAATTTTATTAAGCTCAATCCCTGTGCCAATTGCCAAAAATCTCTGCATGATTTGAACGTTGCTCATTTCAAGATTTATATAAAGTACGTTGTATTTCTTAGCTGTTAGCAACGCCAAATTCAATGCAAAAGCCGTTTTACCCATTGCTGGTCTAGCTCCTACGGTTACAAGTGATCCAGGTTCAAATGTGAAAAAGTGATTAATATCCTCGAACGGAGTTTTTATGATGCTTCTCTCGTCCGCAAAATCATCAAGCCAAATCTTCGCTAAATCCCCCATGCCAAAGACTTTATTTTTTTCTTTTTTACCGCTCTCTAAGTTATTAACTTTCTTGATAATGCTTTCAACTTTGCTATCCAGGGTATTATAATCATTTTCAAGTATTTGACTTATTTCGATTTTTAACTGATACTCGTTGTAAGATTCAATAAGTTTCCGTATCGGACCGTCCATTGTAACGATTACACTGTTATCCATAAGCTCAAATACTTCTTCCCATTCTTGCTCCGTACTAGCAAAATCAGTAACTTCAACCTCGCCTTTTTCTGCCAGCACGTCAACGATTTTTTGAAAAATTTCTTTATGCTCGGGGATTAAAAAGTGTTTTGGTTCTAAGCCTAAGTCTAAAAAATGTTGTAGCTCTCCTATCCTTAAGCATATTCCACCGAGTACTTGTGTTTCTAATTCGTCGTACATCGCCATTAATCTCCCTCCCACATGCTGAAGTCAAAGCTTTTTTCATCAGCTTCAACATATGCTACTGATTCATTGCTATCGCTCTTTTTGTCTTTATCGGCATAAACATCATTAAAAACGTTTAGAAAATTCTCTTTTTTACTCGAAAATAACCAGTTTAGGAACTGACCAATATTTTTAGCTTGCTCTTGGAGATACGAACTTTCTCGGATTTTTGTAAAAGTTTCTAGGAATTTATCTCTGCCGAGATATTTATAAAGCATTTGTATTTTGTATCTATGCGTTAATAAAGCTGTATCTATAGCAAATTTATTATTACATAACTTCGTCAACTCTTTTTTAGCTAAATTAATTCCAACTACTTGTTGTTGTTGTTCGATTTCTTTTGTAGTTTCATTTTCTTTTTGTGTAGTAGTAATATTATTATTAACAACATCATCTTGTAATATTATACTTGTATTATTATCCTCCATTTTTTTATGGATAGGGTCTCCATTTTTTTGTGGATACCCTATGGATTTTTTTATGGATACCTCTCCATTTTTTTGTGGATAGGTGTCCACATTTTTATTAACAGGACTTACTTTTTGATTAATATAAATTCTTCTTTCTGTAATTTCTTTAGTTCCTTGTTTATATATCAAGACTATTTTTATATAGCCTTGTTTTTCTAAGTTATTAACCCATGTGCTTACAGTTTTTTTATTTACTTCATACAATTCTCCAAAGTACGAATTTGATGCAAAACAATAGCCTTCTTTGTTAGAAAGCGCAGTTATTTCTGTATAAAGTATTTTTTCCATTGGTTTTAAATTTTTATCATATCTTACATTTGCGGGCATTATCCCATAAAAATTAGGTTTTTCCATTTGGTTTCCTTTCCCATATATTGTGTTTTTTAAAATATTATGGTATAATAAACACAATATACGGTATTAATTTTTCTTCTTTCTTAGCACTCTTCGGAGTGCTTTTTTTTGTTACTTAAATTTTCTCTCCTTTTGAGTTATAATATTATCGCCAAACAAAACTATAACGAAAGGAGGTTTTATTATGTCTAAAAATAATATTTTCGATAAATCAGCATTTATAGATTTTTTGAATACTGATAATGGGTATTTTGTAAACATTAAAACTTCATTTGGAAATTTTGATAACGCTCAATTAATAGCTTTGTATCCTGATTTTATTTTGATTTCTGTTCAAAGCAAAGAAATCTTTATTAACCGTAATGAAGTTTTGTGTTTTGAAGATAATAGTTAATGTTTCTCAGGAGGATTTGTTCCTCCTTCATTTTTTAAATATGCTCTATGTTCATAGGCTACGCTTAGCAGTTCTGTTATTTTGTTAAATTCAAAAAAAGTAATATTGTGTCTAATTAAAACTTTTTCTATTTCTTTTGATATTCTCGCCCATCTTTGATGACGAGTTTCTTTTTTATCCATTTTATACCTCCGTATTTTTGTATTAATTTATTAAACAACTAACTAAAATATCTAGCCAAAATATACAATGTTATTATTGATGTTGCTACTGATAAAATTATTTGTAGTAATATTTTTTTCCAGTTCATTTATCTCATCTCCCTTACTTCATTTTTACCCCTTTGAAGATAATTATTTTCTCGGATTTTTAGGTGGGTTCCCTTGTGGTTTAGGATTCGTTCCGTATGTTCCATAATTCCTGTGAAATATTGAATTTTTTTCACAAGGATTGATATCCAAAAATAATATTTTTAATTCCATACCCAGCAATTGAGTTAAGTATTCAATTTCATCTTCTCTTAATTCTGGGTATTTTTTAATTACAACTTCTCTCAACTCCCCACTCAATTTTTTTAGATTTCCAAATCGCTCTATTGGTTTATCTAAAAAATCCAATTCTTTTTTCACCTCGTGCCTCCTAACTCGTTTTTTAAATTTTCTTGCGTTAATGCAAAAAGATTAATAAAAAAAATTTAAAATTTATCTATTATTTCCTCAACTTTTTTTATTATTTCAAAATTGTTATTTTTAATTGCTAACCTTAACCCCCAATCAGAATAACCGATTTTTTCTCTTATATCTTTCCAAAAAACCTTTTTCTCAATCATTTTCATTCTAATTTGTGTATATTTATCAACTTCCATTTTTCACCACCTCAAAATTATGATACCATATTTCTTGCGTTAATGCAAGATGTTTTTTTAAAAAAGAGTTACTCCAAAAATGGAATAACTCCAATTCAATTACTTACTTGGTACTAATTTTATAGTAACTCCAGAAACTGTCAATTGAACATCATCGTTAAAATAAGCATTTTTAAATTTTTTCACATAAAATCCATCTTTATTTGCACCAAAAACCTCATTAATTCCACCGTCAAACATATTATCCGACGAAATATTTCCATTCCCTTTTATTGCGATTATATCATAAATTCCACGTTCAATATCTTTTCCGACAACATAATTTCCACTACTAAAAGTGTATTCTTTTTTTGCTGGATTTTCTTTAGGCTTTAAGTTTTTAGTTTGAGCTGCTTTACTCGAAAGTTTTACTACTGCAGTTCCATTTACTGTAATCGAAGTGTCTTTTTTATCTAATTTTAAATTTTTAAATTCCTTAGTACTTACGCCATCTTCTTTCGTCCCCATTACTTGATTTATTCCACCATCAAACATATTACTACTTGAAACGTTTCCAGTACCTTTAATGGCGGTTACATCGTAAATCCCAGCAGGGATATCTATTCCTACAACATAATGTCCTGCAGACAATTCAACTTCGTATGCTTCTGTTTGTACATTTTCTTTTTCTACTTTTTTGTTAGCTTTAGTTTCTTTGAGTTCTACCCCTTTTCCATCTCCACAAGATACAACCAAAGCACTTAAGCACAACAAAATCAATAGCATTTTTTTCATAAGTTTCCTCCATTTATATTTTATAAATTATTTACTTTCACAAGCTATTCCATCTCTATCCCTGTCTAAATGTCTTGCATAACCAGGCTCACCCTTTTTGATATTTTTATACCCTTTTGCTCTAGCTTCCTTACAATTTTTAAAATGCAATGTTTCCGCTAATGTATTAGCACTAACAAATGCTAATGCCAAAACTACTAGTAATTTTTTCATTTTGATTCCTCCATCTCTTTATTTTTGAAACTAAAATTAACCCACAAATTTTATTTATTCTATATTTTTATATCTTTTCATTTCTTCTAATACTTGCAATCCTAAATCGCAACTCCTAGCAGTTTCATAACTAACTTCTTCTTGATACTTCATTAGTTCTGCAGCAAACTCATTCGCTTCACTTTCCAGCTCTGGATTATAATTAAAAAAATTAATTTTCATAAGAAGTTTATTTTTTGAACTGTGATAAATCGCATGTCCTAATTCGTGGCATAGTACAACTAATTGTGAATATTCATCCAGTTTTTCATTTATAACAATGTATTTCCTTTTTAATATTCGTCTAAAGAAGCCTTTTATACCTTCGTAACAAAAGTATCTTATTTCAATGTTTAGTTTTTCACACAATATATACGGATTACTAGTATTATATTTCTCTACCAATTTTTTTACTCTGAGTTTCATATTTCTGCATTTTCTCATATAAAACCTCTATTTTCTTTTATTTTTCATTTTAGCATCAAAAAAAAGTTCTTGCAAACTATCATGTAATCTTTTCTTATCTTCATCACTTATGCTACTATCGTTAAAAAAGTAGGCTGCCCCTTTTTCAATCTCACTATACTGATCACGTTCTTTTTTATTTAATTTAGCAAATCTTATATCCTCATTTTCGTTTAGCAATCCCGCCAATTTGTACATTTCAATTACATCAAGCCCTAATATCTCCGAAATTCCTTTCAATACTTCTGCTTTTATGCTTTCTGTTATGCCATTTTCATAACGTGATAACGAAGATTCAGCATATTTTATCCCTCTTATTTTCAGTAATTCAGATATTTTATCTCTAGCTATATTTTTTTGTAACCTAGTTTCTTTTATAATCTTTCTCAATCTTTCCTTGTCTTCCATATCTGTTACTCCTAATTTATATTTTATGATACATTATACCTTAAAAAATTGCATAGTTGCAACTTTTTTTAAAAAAATAACTTGCATTGTTGCAAGTTATGTGGTATAATAATTTTGTAGATGAAAGAAAGCCAATAAATATCTATATTTTTTTAAAGGTTTTCTTGCATTAACGCAAGAAAATTACAAAAGGAGATGATAAAGATGACAGACCTAGAAAAATTAGACATTGAATCAATAAAAGAGCTAATCAAAATAGCAAAAATAAAACTGCAAGAAAAAATAAGCCTTGAAAATGAACTAATAATGACAGGCTGGGCAGTTAAAACAAATAAAATTTTAGAAAAGATTGACAATACTCTTGAAAGGACAAAGCTCGAAAAGGAGTGCGAAGAAATTTGGACTAAATGGTACATCAAAGTCCAAAAAGAAGTGTTTTCGGAAAAGAATTTAAAAATTTTTGAAAAGTTAAAAGGAAAAATGAAATATAACTAGGAGGAAATAATATGAATTTATGGGAATCAAGTGTTGAAATGGAAAGACTGAGAAACAGATACGCCGATTCGGTGTTAGACAAGCAACAAGAATATGGTGACAAATGTAGTGAGAGATTTTCAGAGCTTTGTGAGGAATTCGGAGAGTTTAAAAGAAAACATGAAAATCTTTTTGAAGAGGAAATGTGGAAAAAGATAGAGAGATCTATCGAAGACAGTTATTATAGTGATAATTTTGAGCCTGATATTACATTATCTTATATAATAAAAAAATTATATCGAGGACGGTAAAATGTGGGATGATTGGGAAGAGTTATATCCAGAACCTACATCTTTTCAAGAGAAAGAGTTCGAGAGAAATTGTGATAAGTTTTACAGAATGTTTTAGAACACTTTATGTTTTTACTAAACTCATTAGCGATACTTAGCTAGTGAGTTTGAATAAGATATTAATAAAATTTTAGGAGGAATTAAAATGACATACGAAAATTATAAGAAAATATTTGAAGAATTAAAAGAGTTAGGAAAAGAATTTAGAAAAGAAAAAGAAGAAGTAAAAGCAGAGATTGCAGAGAAATTAGCTGACAATCTCAATGGGAATGAGTTTAAGTTGATTGTAAATACAGTAGTCCCTGCGAACGGTTTTTGTCCAGGAAAATCGATTACGTTCAACAAATTTTTTGAAAATGACTTTAAAAAAATGGTCGAAGACATTACAAACTGTAGATACAAAAGCAGTTTGGAAAACAGATTTGGTTTTTTCTTAAAAAGGAAGAACGGCGAAGAACATTACTTCGCAGTTTGGCAAGATGGTCGTAAATTTAATTGATGTTTTATCAAACTCATAAGAAATTGTGAGGTAGAGAAAGAGTTTTACAAAAAAGCTACTACTGAAATGTTAAAAGAAGAAGAAATAAAACAATTAAATTTATTTTAGGAGGAATCAAAATGAAACATGATTTTAGCTTATTAGCATTAGTTAACGACAACGAAAGAAAAGTAAAAAAAGAGATAGAAGAAAAGAAACTAAGAAATAGAATCAAAAAAATTTTTAAGAAAATAAAATAAAGGAGATTAAACATGAAAAAAATATTAGTACACTGTGGAAAAATATTAATAATAGCTGTTTTAACAGTTCTAGCATTTAGATATGCTAAAGAAATTCGTGGATATGATGGAGTTGGTGGAGAATTAGCAATACCATTTCATCTATGGGCACTGCTTTATCTAGCACCAAAAATGATAAAAGAAATTGGAAAAATAAAAGGTGGTAACAGAAATGAAATTGAATAACGAATTGAAAGAGAAAGTTATGAAAATAGCACAATTAGTATTAGATATTGATTGGGATTCGAGAGAAGAAAAAGTACTTTTTGATATATTTAAAGATTATGTCTTATTCGCAATAACAGAATCAGACACTAGAAACGTAATAATGAGAGAACAAATTACATTTTATGACACTAATGCGATTGGAATATCAAATAAGGTGATAAAAGAATTAGAAAAAAGGATTCAAAAGGGAAAAGGAGAAAGATGAAATATAAAGAAATAAGTTACAGAAATGAAAATGAATGGCATAACATAAGACAAAAGCACATTGGTGGGAGCGATGTAAGTGTTATAATGGGCTACAATGAATATAAAAATCTTGTAACTTTATGGGAAGAAAAAACAGGCAGGCGTGAACAGGAAGATCTGAGCGATAACAAGGCAATACAACGTGGAAAATTAAGTGAAAATCTACTTATAGAACACTTTAGAATCAACAACCCTAATTATACTGTGGATAAACTCGAAAAAACGCTTGAGAGCCTTAAATTTGGTTTTATGAGTGCCAATCTTGACGGAACATTGAAAAACGAACAAGGAGAAATGGGAGTTCTAGAAATTAAGACGGCAACATGCCATTCGTATCAAATTTACAAGGAGAAATGGCAAAATGATATTCCAATTGAATATTATTTACAAATTCAACATTATCTATACGTAACTGGTTGGAAATATGCAATATTATATGCTGATATAAAATTAGCTTTTGCAAATAATAAACATGAAATCAAACAATATTTTATTGAACGTGATGAGGAAGATATAAAAGAAATTATAAAAAAAGAGATATGGTTCAATTCATTTATACTTAATGATATCGAGCCACCATCAAAAAGAAGATTAGTAATATAGGAGGAAAAATGGGAACACAGGAATTACAAGTAATTGAGTTTGAAGTGACAGAACTAGTGCCAGCTAAAGTTTCAAGTAATATTGATGACTTGAAAAACTTTATGGAAATTGTTAGGCAAAAATACAAGGGCTGGATTGTTACCGAAGATGATATTGACATAGCAAAATCAGAAAGAACAAATCTTAATAAACTCGAGAAAATAATAAGTAGCGAGAGAAAGAAAATACAGAAAAAGGCAAATGCTGATATCGAAACACTTATTGATACTCTTAAAACTTATGAAAAAGAAGTAAAGGGAATATCAAACTTTATTGGCGAACAACTTAAAGGATATGATGAAAAAATAAGGGAAAAAAAGAAAGTTGAAGTACAGAAAAAAATAAATAACATCTTCACAAGAAACCCAGGATTAAAAATTTTCCTGGAATGGAATGACAAATGGCTAGATAAATCATTTACTTTCAAGAAAATTGAGAACGAAGTACAAAAACAATATGATGAGCTTGAGAAAAAACAAGACTTCATAAATTCACAAATTGCAAAGGCAAATTCAGAAATTGAATTTATGATAACTTTTGAATCAATGAAATTTTTAATGACTGAGGATTATAACGTTATTACTGAAAAAATTGAAAACAAGAAGAACGAAATCAAGCAGACAGAGGAAAATTTAAGACAAAAAGCTGAGGAAGAAAAACAAAGAGCAATAGAAGAAGCTGAAATTCAAAAACAAAAAGAAATTGAAGAAATCAAAAAGCAACAAATTGTTCAAATTGAACTGCAGAACATGGAAACTACTAAAAAAGAAAAATATTATGATACAACAATAAGATTTATGAATGCTCCGTTAAGTTTTCTAATAATGTTGAAAAAAGAAGCGGACAGGCTAGGAATTGAAACTGAAAAAATATCAAGCAAACAAATTTAGGAGGATATAAAAATGGGAAGACTAGGAAATGAAGATAACAGAAGACAAAACCAATTAATGACATTTACAGTAGGAAATGAGGAAGTAAAGTTAAGTCCTGCAATTGTAAAAAATTACTTAGTAAATGGAAACGGAAATATTACGGATCAGGAAATTAATTATTTTATGCACTTGTGTAGAGCAAGAAAATTGAATCCTTTTGTAAAAGAAGTATACTTAATAAAATACGGAACTCAACCTGCTGCAATGGTTGTATCAAGAGATGCATTGGAAAAAAGAGCAATTAAACATAAGGATTACAATGGTAAAAAAACAGGGTTATGGATTCTTAAAAAAGATACTGGAGAACTAGAAAAAAGAGATGGAACAATTTATGTAAAAAGCAAAGAGGAAATAATTGGTGCCTGGTGTACAGTTTATCGTAAAAATTGGGAAAATCCTGTAACAGTAGAAGTCAATTTTGACGAATATGTACAAAGAAAAAGTGACGGGAAACCTAATACAAACTGGGAAAATAAACCAGTTACAATGATAACTAAGGTAGCAAAAGCTCAAGCATTAAGAGAAGCATTTATTGAAGACCTTGACGGAATGTATGAAGCTGAGGAAATAGGAGTGAATGAAAGCGAACTAGACAATACGCCTGTTCAAGTAACTGAATCTTACTCTAACGATAATATAGAAGATGCTGTTGAAGTTATATCAGAAAATGAAGATGATGGAAATCCATTTTAATATAAACAAAGAGGGTTAATTGAGAGAAACAGGAGGATGAATAATGAAAGAAATAAAATTCAGAGCTTGGGATAAAGAAAACAAAAAAATGATGAAAGTTTCGTCTTTAAGTTTAGAAAACAAAGAAATATCAGTTAAGGAGAATGGAACATTTCGCCTTTTCAGAATGCAAGACTTAATGCAATACACAGGACTTAAAGATAAAAATGGCAAAGAAATTTGTGAAGGGGATATTGTAAAAATTTTAAAATTAGAAGGTTACGGAGAATCTTGTGACCAAGTTGAATACACAGCCAAAATTGAATACTACATATCAGAATTTAGGTTGCAACTACTTGATCTAAGATTATCTGATGAGAGTATTGTAGAAATTGAGATTATTGGGAATATTTATGAAAACAAAAACTTACTGGAGGAAAACAAATGAAATATATAGTAACGAGATATTTTGATTATATAGCCGAAAACATTCAAGTTTTCGACAACAAAGAAGAAGCAAAGAAATATTTTGAGGAAGCTGAACAGATATGGAAAGACAGCCTTTACACGCACTTTGAATTTAGAGAAGTTCCAGATAACTCAAAAATACTGGAAAGTAAATTGGTTGCAAAAAATTAAAAACGGAGGAATAACAAAAAATGAAATTACTGTTAAGTGTAGAAGAGGCTTGTTCATTTCTTCAAATGAACGAGAGAACTTTAAAAAGTGGGTTAATTAGCGGAACTTTAGATATAGGAAGTGCAATAGTTACAAAAGTTATAAATAATAAACCTAGATACAAATATCATATTCCTACAAAAAGAGCTGAAAAATATATGGGAATAAGTTATGAAGACTTTTTAAAAATGAGGTAGCAGCATGAAAATGAGAAATCCGAACGGTTATGGTTCTGTAATTAGATTAAGAGGCAAAAGAAGAAAACCTTTTGCTGTTAGAGTTACTACTGGCTGGGATAAGACTGGTAAACAACAATATAAATATATAGGTTATTATAAAACTCAAAAAGAAGCCAACCAGCAATTATTTTATTATAATGAAAATCCGCATAATATAGATGTTCAAAATATTACGTTTTTAGAAGTATATGAGAAATGGAAAAAAGAAAAATTTAATACGGTTGGACATTCGTCACAATTAGGATATATTGCCGCATTTAAAACTTGTGAAAGTTTACATCAGATACGATTTGTTGATTTGAAATCATCAAATTTACAAGAAATCGTAGGCAATCCTGAAATTAAATATGGATCTAAGCGAAAAATCAAAGTGCTGTTTAATCAACTATATGCCTATGCTATGAAAAATGATATTATCTCAAAAGATTATAGCAAATATATAGATATCGGAAAAAATATGGAAGAAAACACAAGAAAGCCTTTTACAAATAAAGAGATCGAAAGATTGTGGGATTTGCTGGATGAAAATGACTGGATTGATACTATTTTAATTCTTATTTATACAGGATTTAGAATTGGAGAATTGCTGGAAATAAAAAATAGTGATATTGATTTGAAAGATAGAATCATTAAAGGTGGACTGAAAACAGAAGCTGGTAAAGATAGACTAGTTCCTATCCATTCCAAAATTCTCAAACTTATTAAAAATAGAATGAATACCAAGAATGAATATTTGATTGTAAATTTTAAAGGCGAACAAATGAAATACGATAATTATTATAGAGAAAAATTTAAACCTATTATGGAAGAGCTTGGGATGAAGCATAAGCCACACGATACTAGACATACATTTGCAACATTGTTAAGTAATGCAGACGCAAATAAAACATCAGTTAAAAAATTGATAGGACACAACAGTTATACAACAACTGAAAAATTTTATACTCATAAGGACATTGAAGAGCTGAGAAAAGCGGTGGAAAAGATATAG